CCAATTGTCTTGACTAAAATACAAGACAAAGAGAATGACGGGTATATAAAGCTTATGCCCTTAGATCAACTTAAAAGTTTATTTGAACCATTTCTACCCAAAAAATATAATAAAAAACTAGAACTAGGCTGTAGACTGAGAAAAAGAGAAATAGTAGAGCTACGCTTCATTTACAGCTTTATAGCTAGACGTATGAATTACCCCTTTGTATCAATAGCTAAATCAATTGACAGAGATCATACTACTATCATATACTCGTGTGAAAAGTTTGCAGACTTATCTGAAACAAATGATTCATTTAGAGAAAAATATCTGATGATTTTAAACCATATTAAACATGAAACAACCCTAGAAGATTATGAGTTATCAAGTGTGGAACACATGCAGGACGTATAATATAACGCCCAACCAGCTTTACTATCTTGATTGTTGCAGAGAGAAGATTATTCCGTCAACAGTCATTAATGCAGATACTGAAAAGTTAATAGCATTAAAAGCCGGCTATATAGATTTAGAGGGTAACCTAAGCCCAGCAGCAATACTTATACTTAATGAATTTGAAACCTTTTTGGTTAAAACAAAGAAAAAAGTAACTAAAGATGTTCTTGGAGAAGACTTCATGGATAAAGTCAAAATATACAGAGAATTATTTCCTGCTAAAAGACTTCCTTCAGGAGAATTAGCTAGACAAACACCTAATGAATTGAAAGACAAGTTCATATGGTTTTTCAAAACTTATCCTGAGTATGATTGGGGTATGGTATTAGATGCTACTGACTATTATGTCTACTTAAAAAGTTTAAAAAACTTTGAGTATACTATGACAAGTAGCTATTTTATCAAGAAAACTGACCCTCGTACAAAAGAGACATCTTCAAAATTAGCTGACCATTGTCAGATGATTATAGATGATCCAAGTCTGCTCAATATTATGTAAATTAATATGTAGACCTCCCGTAAATTATTTTAAAAATATATTAGAGAACTCTTTGAATTTAGAGATTAGTTCTCTAAATTTGTTATCCCTAAAATCAACTGTATGGAATCTCAAGAAGTATTAATTAAAGAATTATTTAACAGAGTCACTGTAAATCTTTCTCATGAAAGAAAAATTAAAGCTATCAGCTATGAAGGTTTTCAATATGCTGTTCAGCATTTAATGGAAATAGCCTACTTAAACGGGCAAAAGGATTGTATAGCAGATGTGAGTACAAGTATGAAAGGAATTATAGAAGAAGCTTTTGCTATGTAAAAAATTAACATGGATATTTTAAAAGACAGACCCTTTGGTCTAAGACTATATTCTGAAGTATTAGAAGAAGGTCTACAATATATAGACGATAGAAGACATGGTCGGATTAAATCTTTCAAAACTCCATGGGTAGGTTTAAACCGAGCGGGTGTAAACGGTTTAGAGTGGGGTTCCTTAATAACTATAGGAGCTAGACCAGGAGCCGGAAAAACAATGATAGTTAGTCAGATTCTTAGAGAATCTAGAATTAATAATCCAGATCAAGAATTTAATATTCTTGAATTTCAGTTTGAGATGGGAGCTAAACAATCTGCATCTAGAGCTTTTGCTGCTGAAACAGCATTAGACTATGATATAGTACTTAGTTCTTCTCAACAATTAGATGACTTTTCATTCAACATGATGAAATCTCACATTCAAGATTGTAAAGCTTTAGAAAAAGCTGGTATTTATAGAACACAAATTAATACACCTCTTACTCATAGAGATATAAGAGATGCAATACACAGAACTTATAATGCACTTGGCGGTAAACCTTTGATTGTAACTATTGACCATAGTTGGTTAATTAAAAGAACTGCTGAAGAAAAAGAAAAGATAGCAACCATATACAATACAACTGAAACTCTGATGAGAGTTAAAAATGAGTTACCTGTAATAGTATTAATGATTACACAACTTAACAGAGGTATGGATGAGACAACAAGAAAGATACCAGGTACTCTTGGTAACTACCCTACTTCATCTGATATATTTGGTGGTGATGCTTTGATGCAAGGTTCTGATATGGTACTTGGTTTATCTAATCCGTTTAAGGCTAATATTATGCCTGTATATGGACAGAAAGGATACAAAGTACTTAAAGATGATTTGTACGTACATCTTATCAAAGTAAGAAATGGTAAAGATGATAACAACGTGCTGTTTATGAAAGGAAACTTTGATAAACAAAAGATGATTGAAATAAGTGAGCCGTTAGCTACTAATCCATCTAATCAAGGCTATAGACCCACTTATCAGCAGAGAACTGCTACAGCATCTCAATTGACAACTGCTTCACTAGACTCTAATGACAACGGAGACTTTGAAACATAATATACAATCACACATTAAAACTTCACAAGATGTCAACTTTTAGCACAGCCAACCAGACAGTGGTTGATGACCAAAAGGAATTCAAGAGGATGAAGCTAGATGCTATTAGAACTTATCATAAAGTTCTGATTCAAGACCTAGGAATTCCTGTTACAGATTTCAACATGAAGATGCCTTTCTACAACTCCAGAGGAGAAATGGTAGTAGGTATCTTTGCCTCAGAATTCAAGAAAGAAAAAGGTTTCTTTTTTGAGCTCATCACTAGAGATTTAGAACCTGCTAGTGCAGAGCGTACAGTTTATAGAATACCGCCAACAGCAACATTTGATGATGAATTTGAGCTAAATGAAAGAGGTTCATACTTAGTCCCTTTAGAGGAACTAAGAACTGTTAATCCTTCTTCAGTAGCTATTAGTAAATCATCAGCAGTAACAAGCAGTGATCCAATTTTTAGTACAGCTACAGTAGCTCCTAAAGTAACAGCATATAAAGCTCCTTCTCCAATGGAAGATGCTCCTTATGCTGAAATGACTATCAGAGATTACTATGCTATACAAACAGGTAAACCAGTAAGTACCAAAGTATGGTTAAATGAACTTATAAAATCCACAAAATAACAAACACATGGCAACAGGTATTTTAATTATTGCAGAATCAGGTGCTGGTAAATCTACTAGCATTGAAAGATTAGACCCAAAAGAAACATTTATTATTAATGTAGCTAATAAGTCACTTCCATTTAAAGGATGGAAAAATAAATATACAATATGGTCTAAGGAGAATCCTAATGGCAATATGTATGATAAATCAGGTGTACATAACATAGAAGCATGTCTTAAGTATGTTAGTGAGAAACGTCCTGAGATTAAAACAATTGTTGTAGATGACTTTCAGTACATGAGTTCCTTTGAATACTTTGAAAGAGTAGATGAGAAAGGCTATGAAAAGTTTACACAAATTGGTGCCGGTTTAGCTCGTATAGCTAGAATGCCTAAAGACCTAAGACCAGACTTACAGATTTATTTCTTAACCCATGCAGAAGAAGCTACTGACTTAGAAGGTAGACGTAGGTTTAAAGCTAAGACCATTGGTAAAATGGTTGATGAGAAACTTACTCTAGAAGGTTTGTTCAGCATAGTTCTATTTGGTAAAGTAAAGAAAGACAAGGAAGGTAACATCCGTTATGTGTTTGAAACACAAAATAATGGTGAGAATACTTGTAAAGCACCAAGGAATATGTTTCCAACATTTGAGATAGAAAATGATTTAGATCTTGTAAGTAAGGCTATCATAGACTACGAAAACTAATTTTCACAATTACATTTTAATATTTAAAACAAACAACATGTTTAGTACAAAAGGACAAGAAGTAAAAACAGGTGGTGGAGTAGCTAAGTCTCTTCAAGCCGGAGTAGTGTATGCACATATTTACAGTGCATTAGTAAGAGAATCTAGAAATACAGGAAAGAAAATGTTAGAATTAACATTAGAAGGTCCTGCAATGGAAGGGTTTGAAGGTTGGGCAATAGATAAAGACAATCAAGAAGGACCTAAATATACAGGTCAGTCTTCAAGAGTATCTGCTTCTATTTGGATTGACAGCTTTAATGACGCAAACTTAGCTAAGAATGAAATCATGTATAAGCTTTCTGTAATTGCTGCAGAATTAGGCTTAAAAGATGAATTAGATGGTATCACAGCTTCTACTATTGAAGAGTGGGTAGCTAAAGTAATTAGTCTAGTTAAAGGTCATAATCTTTATTTCTTCCTGAAAGGTGTTGAAGAAGAGTATAATGGAAAAACAATCATCAAGTTGTCTTTACCAAAGTACAAATTTGTAGCTGATGATGCAGACAAATTGGACAAGTTTGATAAAAACAATCAGTATCACTACAAAGCATTAAACAACAAAACTGTTGGAAGCTTTGAACCTGTAGCTGATGATTTCTCAATGTAATAAGGCTCGGATTTCATACATAACAGAGGGGGGAGTATCTACTCTCCCCAATTTTTAACTGTTGGTTTATGTTTAAAACTAAAAACTTGGTACACGATATAAAAGATGTACCTACCCCTTGGATTTTTGAACACTTTTGTAAGCTCAAAGAAAAGCTGAACGGACATGATGTAAAAATTAAAAGTCTATTTAACTCTAAGGAACGTACACCTAGCATGTGCATCTATTTTGACAATAACAAAAAGATGTACAGATATAAAGACTTTTCCTCTTCTAAAGGAGGATCAGCTGTTGACCTTGTAAAAGACCTAACCAATTTAAATTATTATCAAGCATCAGCATTAATAGTAGAAAAGTATAATGACTTTGTACTACATAATAATGGTGGGTATGATTTACAAGAATTCAAACAAGCCTCCAGATATAAAGTATCTAAATATGTATTTAGATCATGGAGCTCTCAAGACCAATATTTCTGGACGCAATTTAATATAGGATCTAAACTATTAGATGAGCATTGTATAAGACCATTAGAGTATTATACCATGTTCAAAGAATCAGAAGAAGGTCCTAAAGAACTAACCATCTATGGTAACTATCTCTATGGTTACTTTAAGAAAGATGGTACACTATATAAGATTTACCAACCTAAAACATTGGATAAGAAATTCTTAAAGATTTCTGATTATATCCAAGGCTCAGAGCAGCGTAATCCAGATAATAAGTATTTGATTATTACCTCTAGTCTTAAAGATGTTATGGCTATTAAATCTTTAAAGCTTTCTCATATAGACGTAATAGCTCCTGATTCAGAAAACACAGTAATCAAAAGTACTTACATGGATTGGTGGCAGAACGAATATGAGAAAATAATCATCCTATTTGATAATGACGATCCAGGTATAGCAGCTATGCGTAGGTATAAAGAAGTTTATCCTTATGTAGAACTTTGCTTGTTACCAATGAGTAAAGATCCATCAGATAGCATTAAAGATCATGGAGCAAAGGCAGTAAGGGAAAAACTAATCCCTTTAATAAATAAAAAGTTACAGCATGAACACTAACTCTTGGTTTATGATACTAGGTGTTAATAGGTTCACTATTGATAAGTTAGAAGACTTTGGTAGTGATACTATAAATGGCTTTGTATATAAGATTACTAATGTTCACACAGGTAAGATATACATAGGCAAAAAGACATTAAAGTTTACCAGAAAGAAAAAGATTACTCAGAAAGTCAAAAAAGCTACTGGCACCCGTAAAACATACGAGCGTACCATTACAGAATCTGACTGGAAAGAATACTATGGTTCTTCTAAAGAACTACAAGCAGATGTAGTCAAGTATGGTAAACAAGCTTTTACAAGAGAAATATTGGAAGTATGCTGTAGCAAAAAGTACTTGTCCTATGCTGAAATAGCATGGCAGATAAAGTATGATGTACTTAAAAGAGCATCTTATAACGGAAACATCCTTGGCCGTTACTATCTCAAGGATATGGAAAACTGTAACAATGGAAAATAATGAAGTATTAGAATGCGTAGAAACTAAATCTAAGTTAGACCTGTGTAATGATCTTATCAAAGAACTAGTTGGCTTATTAGAATATGAGGAAGCTATGACTGTTGATACCAGATCACAACAAAGAATGGCTTCTAAACTAAGAGAATTAGGCCTATGGCCTTCTGAATAAAATTTATGGAAAAATTAAAAGTATTTAGGGAAAGACTTATAAAATTAGGTATCACTATTACTATGTATAGTAATTATCCATGGATATATATAGATACTATAAATGGTAATAGAATAAAACATGAAGACTATTTTATGGGTAATCATGGTTTTACTGTTGCATTTCATCCTATTAAACCAGGACAGGTTCTTGAGTTTACAGATATCACTAAGATTTTTGAGTTAATCAGAAAATATAAATAACATGACTACAGAAGAAATTATAGAAAAGTATCCTAAGATATTCCAGGACTATGAAGGAAATCCTGGTCATAGTAATTGGCATGGAGTACCTAAAGGCTGGTTACCTATTATAGATAAACTATGTGGTTGTATACAAGACTATATTGACCTTCATGTATCATATACAAAAGCAGGACAGTATAAACCAACTCAAGTAACATGTTTTCAAATGAAAGAAAAGTTTGGAGGCTTACGCTTCTATACAAATGGGCATGATGAAGTAGTAGAAGGTATGATTAAAATGGCTGAACACTTATGTGATAATACATGTGACCAATGTGGGACAGAAGAAGACTTAGGTATGACTTCAGGTTGGATATCTGTACTATGTAGAAACTGTGTAATAGCTAATGGTGATAGAGCCATGGCAGGTTGGAAACCTAAAACTAAATAGATATGACCGGATCAAATATAATCAGTGCTATACACTCTTTAAAGATTGCACAAGAACACTTTGCTGATTTTAGAAGAGAGTATCCAACAAGTGCAGGAGCTAAATTATTTAAAGTATATGAAGATAAAATAGACTGGATATTTAGAGATTTCTTAAGTCATCCTCACTTAGATGATAGAATTAGACAAGGTATCAAAGCAGAAATAAACGGTGACGTGTTTTCTGTTCCAGCTATTACTGAAAAAGTTACACTACTAGATCCTGAACAAAGAGAAATGATTGAAAAGATAATAGATGCTGTATTAGCAGATGAACATTTTCAAGTTATAAATAAATAATTATGACAGGACTAGAACAAATAGTACTTAACAAAGTACAATGTAAAGATTGCGGTGAAATACTCATCTCTTACCACAGACATGATTATAAGACATGTAAATGTCCTAATGAAACTATGGTAGATGGTGGGCAAGATTATCAACGTTATGGAGGCAAAGACCTTGATAAAGTAGATACATCCTTAACTGTGTATGTTAGTGATGATCATGAACAAATGCGTCAATCAGTGTATTGGGGAACCTACGGTAAAAACGGTGACGAACCAAGACGCTGGATACACATAGCAGATATGAGTGATGACCACTTAATTAATTGTCTTAAGCATATGGGTGGTAAAATACAACCTATAATAGCTAAGACCATGAAAGATGAATTAGAGTATAGATCAAAAAATGAAATACATGTCAGAGATTAACCAAGAGATTGACCACATCTCAGATTTAAAAAAGTGGTTAGATGATCCTGAAGTTAAAAAAGCAAGGGATGCAGCTAAACAAAGATGGGATAATGAAATGGAAAAACTACGCAATGATCTAACACCAGAAATGGTGAATGATATTAGAGAATGGCGTTGTGAAGAAAATCAAACCTGGAGAGGTGTAGCTACTAGTTTCTATGAGAAGTACTATGACTTTAGTTACTCCCATAGTATTGATGTAGGTAATCAAATATCAGGTATGATGATCTGTGGAGCAGCACAAGATTTATTAAAACAACAAAACAACGAAGGATGGAATTAGAATCAATCATGCAAGAGTCTGCAGAACATCTACAAAAGACGTTCTATGGTAAGAAGTTTTACTTCTCTTATAGTAGCTTAAGCAAGCTAATGTGGAATCCAGCTGTATTTTATCAGTTGTATGTATTAGGTAATAAAGAAGAAAAGCATGATGCTCACCTTGTTCAAGGTAAAGTAATCCATGCTCTTCTTTTAGAGGAAGAAAAGTTTAACGACCAGTTTATTGTAAGCCCTGGTAAACTTCCTGGTGACAGTGTTAAACAAGTAGTAGATAGAGTATTTTATCATCACAAAGAGATAGCTCAAAGTGGTGACAAAAGAACTAATCTGGAAGAGTTTGATGGAGCTATACTAGATGTCATGAGAGATATGAACTATTTCCAGGCATTAAAGACAGACCAACAACGCTTAGATAAGATTATCACTTCAGAAGCTACTAACTATTGGGCATTCTTAAAAACTAAAGGTGATAAGTACTTGATAGATCAGGATACTTATGAATTCTGTAAGAATGCTGTAGACTTAGTAAAGACTAACAAAGAAGTATGTGAGCTAATTGGTTTAAACATCAATGAGTTTGATAATAAAATGGTTCTTAATGAGACCTTATTACAATCAGAATTAGTAGATAGAAACTTTGGTATCAAAGGTATCATAGACAATCTAGTCTTTGATCATGATAAAAAGATGATCTACATCAACGATATAAAGACTACTAGCAAGGACTTAAAGGACTTCTCAGAGTCAGTTGAATACTACGCTTACTGGATGCAAGCTATCATGTACGTGAGCCTTGTAACCACTAAATATAAAGACTTAATAGATAACGGGTATAATATCAAGTTTCACTTTGTTGTAATAGACAGGGCGTTTCAGGTATACCCTTTTCCGGTTTCAGATACTACCCTAAATACTTGGTTGAACAAGTTTTTTAGTATGATAGACAAAGCAGCATGGCATTACAATAATCAGAGTTATCACTTGCCCTATGATTTTGCTACAGGACAAGTAACTCTATAAAGAAAAACAAAAATGATAGAGAGCTTATACAACAAGTATTTTCAAAAATCCCGTTCTTTTCTCTATCCAGCTCTAGGTATAAAACGCTCAGGTACTACTAATCCTACAGGCACCTATGTTTCCCTTGAAGGGAAAGTAGGTCCTGAGGATATGAAACTTGTGTGTGTATTCCAAGCTTCGGATACAGATGAGACTTCCGCTTTTGAATCTCAGATGCTTCTGAGTAACCCCCTGTTTGAATATAAAATATCAGTTGGAGAATTTAATCTCTATGTATTTGATTATCAAATATATAAAGAGGACTGGTTTAACTTCTTACTAGGGAAATATTCAAAGCTCTCCCCGGTACTTAAAAAGGCTATCAAGACCTATTATGGTGAAGATTCCTCTGAGTATAAGTACATAGATAGCTTTCTGTTTCCAGAGAGATACTATTCTACTTATGCTAGACTTCTAAATGTAGATATAAAAACGCTTAAAACCTCAGGTGAACTATGTGATCCCTGTGATATTGACAAAGAAACTTTAAAAATACCTGTAAAAGATTTGCAGATATTGTAGAACTTGTTTTAATTTTGTAGAACTTAAATAGATATTATGAATAAATCAATGATGTTAGTAACATCTACATGGGACAGAGAAAAAACATTCAAACTTATCCCAGTTACCCCAGATAGTCCATACAATGAAGGAATATTTGACCCAGAAAACAAAGTGTTAGCAGTTATCTCTAAAGAGAAAAAACAAACACTACATATGATTGCTAAACTAAATGAGTTTGGTGATCCTCAGACTTTAAAGATTGGTAGAAGAACTAATGGTAAAGAGTACGCAGAAGAGCGTAAGACTATGGAATCTTTCTATGAATATTATTTAGAGAATCCAGAAGAAATAAAAAGCTTAATCAACATGGTAGCTATTAATGCTGACACATTTGATTATGATCAATACTTGACAGCAGCTAAACAAGTTAAGCAGTCAAGTATTTTGGCCGTATAATAACTACATCTAATAACACGGGGGGACAGCTTAACTGAACAACAATGCTGATGAGTAATCAACCAACACATTGGGTTATGGACTATGAGACACTTACTAACTGTTTCATAGGTGTATTTCAGCATTACAAAGATGATTCTATTAGTGAGATATTTGTAGTAACAAAAGATCAAAATGATTTTCCAGCGTTTGTTACATTTTTAAATAAATGTGTAACACAAAAACAATGGCATATATCCTATAACGGTCTTGCTTTTGATGCTCAGATTACTCAATGGGTAATCAAGAATCAAAAGCAGTTACTAAAACTCACTGGTGAACAGCTAGCTAAAGAGCTATACAACTACGCCCAAGAGACTATAAATAAAACTGATAGAAATGAGTTTCCAGAGTTCTCTCCAAAGAGAATGAAGATTCGTCAGATAGATCTGTTTAAATTAAACCACTGGGACAATCGTGCTAAGATGAGTTCTCTAAAATGGATTCAGTACTCAATGGACTGGAATAACGTTGAAGAGATGCCTCATCACCACAGTACCCCTGTAACTACGCCTGAACAACTCAAGAGTATCATTGACTATTGCATTAATGATGTACTTAGTACTAGAAAGATCTTAGAACATTCTAAAGAACAAATAGACTTAAGAAAGACATTAACCAATGAATATGATATTGACTTGTATTCTGCGTCAGAGCCTAGAATATCTAAAGAGCTTTTCTTGTATTTCCTTTCTAAGAAACTAGACTGGGATGCAACAGAAATTAAAAAGCTCAGAACACCAAGAGATGTTATTTTCTTAGGACAATGTATCCTTCCTTACGTACAGTTTAAGACTCCTGAATTTCAAAAAGTACTTGATTATTTTAAAACTAAAGTAGTAACCTCTACTAAAGATAGTTTTAAGCATACCCTTAACTACAAAGGCGTTAAAACCGACTTTGGCTTAGGTGGTATTCATGGTGCTAAAGAATCAGGCGTATATGAAGCTACACCCGGATGGACTATCATGACCTCAGATGTAACAAGCTACTACCCTAACCTAGCCATTAAGAATAAGTTTCATCCTGCTCACTTACCTCAAAAAGAGTTTGGTGAGTTATACGAATGGTTCTTTGAAGAGAG